TCTGCGGCGTAGGTTATCCACCCGGCGACAGTCGCAACCATATCAGGCGTCCTCGACCGGCTGCTGTACAGCGCCGATTGCGGGGTTGGTCACGGCGGTTTTCTTGACCGCGACAGCTTGGCACTTGCCGACCAACCAAGCCGGAATGGCGTCACCCTTCACGCTGATTTCGGTGCCGACTGGAACACGCTGGCCATCAGCATCGTACACGCCAGCTTCGGTGATCGTGACTTTCATTTGGCAATCCTTTCTTGGTGCGCTCACGAAAGAGGCCGGGCGACCGGCCTCTCGCTGAACGCACGTCAGGCGATGGTCGAAACAGCCACGCCGCAGTTGTCCTCTGCGTCGTACTTGATTTCAAGCGCCACTGCGGCCATCGTGACGAAGTTGTAGTCGTCCTCGGGGTTGGCCCGGAATTGCGCCCGCGTGGTCATGGGCATTCCGCTGAGAACCTGAACAACCCGACGGTCCTTCACGATGGCGATGATCTGGCTTGCGGCCACGCTGTCCGACGGGATCACTTCGATGTTGCCAAGCTCCAGAACGCGCTGCGCGATGGTCTTGGGATAACCTGCCGTGAATTCGGTGGAGTTGGCATAGAACCAATCCGACCAGTTCAGATAGATCGTCGCGCGGCTTTTGAAGTTGTCGCCGTGCAGCAGCTTCAAAGTTGCGACCACATCGGCCATCCATTGCGCGCCAGTTGCCCCGATCAACGCTTGACCCGTCGTGCGGGTGTTGCGCTTGGGATGGTTGCGAAGGCCATAGAGAATGTCGCCGCCAACAACGATCTTGGCGTCACCATCAAGCATCAGGCTTTCCATCTTTTCGGCCACAGTGCGCATGGCGTTGGCCCGGCCCGCCGAGTCCAACTGGAATCCCTCGGTGCGCGCCGCCTCGACCTGACGCCAGCCGTAGGAAAACGGGCTGTCGATGATCGGCAGGGGCGTGCCGTGGTAGTCGTAAACCGCCTGATCGGTGCGGCCCTTCGACCGGCCATCAAGCGAGATGTTGACAGACCCACTGTCGCTGATCGTCTGGAAATAGTGGACCAGCTTACCGATCGGCATGGGCATCGAGACAGACCCGGCAAGATCGTTGAAGATCGCCAGGACGGTGCGCTGAACTTCGACGCCCTCACGGTCCCATTCGCCCCACACGTCGCGGGGCATTGGCAAGGCGTTGCCAATCAGGGTTTGGCCGTGGTTTGCAGCCATTGCGGCCTGCGCGGCGTTGAACTGGCGACGATTGGCCAGAACGAACGCCTCTTGGTCTTCGGTGAAACGAAGCATGTCCTAGCCCTCCTTATGCCGGAACGTTGTAAGAATTGGCGATGACCACATCGGCCAGAGCGCCAGCGGAATACGCACCGGGCACATCGTCAAAGAACGCGACGACGATATCCCCTGCGGTCGTTGCAGCGGCCAGACGACCGGCGGCTGCGATTTTCAGCGGGGCGTTCTTGGCGTAGGTTGCTGCCGCCATGGCGCACTGAAACACCATGCCGGGTTCAGGCTCATAGGCCACGCCGGTATTGCCCGTCACATAGGCGGTCGTCACGGTCTGGTCCATGAACTCGACGTTCGACAAGATCAGCGGGCGCTTGGCCAGCGATGTGGTGATCTGCACCAGCGCGGTTGCGGTGTTCTCCACGAAGGTGCCGGGCAAAAGCGCGCCGGTCACGGGCAGGTTGACCGTGCGGCCCTGCTTTTCAATCGGGCCACGGTAGATGACATTGCCAGCCATATCAGTTCACCGCCTTTTGCGTGTCGCCGTCGATCAGCGTGTTCAGGCTGTAGCCCGCCCACTCGTCGGCTTGGTTGCCAGCCAAAAAGGCTGCGTTCAGTTGCGCGGCCTTGCCGGGCTTGGCCTGTTCCGCCAGCTTGCGCGCGGCGTTCAGGGTCAATTCCTTGGCCGATTCCGCATCAAGGATGTTGGCCTTCACGATGGTGGCGACATAGCCAGCCAACTCGGCATGATCCTTGGCCTTGGCGTTGGCCTGCATTGCGGCCAGATTGTCGGTCAGGGGCTTCAAGGCATCCTTCACGGCGTTTGCGATGGTTTCACCCATTGCGGCTTGCGCGGTCGCCAGGTCGTTCACCTTGGCGGAGAGCGCGTCGATCTGCTCTTTGTCCATTTCCATATCCTTTGCATTGGTGGACGGTTCCTGCACAGCGCCGCGAACGGCATCCATGATAGCGGTCTTGATGCGCGCCATGAGCGGCGCGCGTTCCAGCCTTTCGGCTGCCCGGATGGCCATGTCGGCCGCCCATTCCAGATCCCGCTCTGCGTCCTCAAGAGCGGAATTGATGACTTTAATCTCGACGGCATCGCCCTTGGCGTTCACCATCATTCCGACGCCCTGCTCGGGAGTGGCGGCGCCAGCTTCGCCCAGCAATATCGCGTCATGATCGAACATCATGTTGCGGGCGATGAAGTCGAATCCCTCGCCATTCACCGCCTCAAGGTCGCACAGAAGGCCGGTGCTGGTGTGAATCGGCGCGCCCTTTTCGATGGCCTCCAGAACCGCTTTCCCGCCGACGCTTTCGTTCGCGCGCTGCACGTCGATCACCTTGTCAAGGAACACCCGGCCGTTTTCGCGGCGCACGTTTTCGTTGTGCGCGCCGAACCACGATACGTTGATGCCCTCGGGGTCGCGCGCACTGACGAATTGCCCGTTCACCATGGGATGACCAAGAGGGGCCGGGCTGCGGTTCAGCGTCATGAACCCTTTTTGGATCTCGTCGGCGGGGTACTGGATGCCGTTCATGATGACGCCATCCGGCAGGGTCGCGCTCGGCACGATGATCTTGTCGCGCCCATTGCGCCGCTCACGCCGGATGGCCGACATATTGGCCAAAGTCCTGATGTTCACGCGAACCTGGTTATTCATTGGTGTCGTCTCCTTCATCGTCGTCCGTGTCGAATACCGGGTCCAAGTCAAGGACGGCTCGGATTTCCTCGACAAGGAACACAAGTTCGTCTGGCATTGCGGCGTTGATTGCTGCCATTTTGGCGGCGCGGTCGATCTTCTCGCCCATGCTGCTTTCGGTCAGGTCGGACCAGTTCAGATACCAGTCCTTCTCAGGCAGGATGCCGAACGCCTCAAGCCGCCTGAACAGCGCCATGACGTTCGGGCGCACCACGTTGTTTCGCCGGGCCATGTTGGTCTGCGCCCACTCTGCGGAATCCTCAGTGCTGGCGCGTTCACCTGTCTGGGTTCCGACGAGGATTTTCAGCGGGCACTGGATTGAAGCTGCGAAGGATTGCAGAGCGATGTTGAAAAAATGTTCAGGGCTCGGCAGGGTAATGCCGAGTGTCTTTGCCTTGATGCCCTGCAACATCAGCATGGCGTCGAAGCCTTTGTTGAAGTCCTGCACTTGCTCGTTCATCTTGTCGGCGATCTCAGCAACTGGCACGCCCATCCCTTTGGCCATGTCTTCGATGCTGATGTTTGGGTCCGATTCCAGCACGGGGGCTGACTTGGCGTTTTTCCAGAAACCCTCGCCACCCGCGCCGCTGATCTTTTCCAGCGTCAGCAGATCGTTGAACCCCGGCTCCAGCATTGATCGGTTGTGAATTGTACCGTCGGCTGACCAGACCAGAACGCGATGAGGGTGCAACTCGAAACTGCGGTTTTTCATTTCGCGCCGGTTGTCGCCGACTGCGGCCTCGTTGAAGCTGAACATCGTCGGCTGCCCGTAGGTCTCCGATGTTTCGTTCGTGTCCCAGCTTGAGACGGTCAACTGCCCCTCCCATGCCGGGATAAGTTCTGCCAACCCAAGCAATCCACCCGGCACGCGGTCTACCGGCTCGGCAAACCGCTTGCTGTCGGCCAACCGAAGAATGACGCCAGAATACCCACCCACCAATGACCGGCGGTCTGCCTCGGCCAGGCGTTGCCACACGCGCAGATCATCGAACCGCTGCCGGATTTCAGCCTCCAGCGGCCTTTCTTCTGGTTCGGTGGTTTCCCACAGTTCCGGGTTGTCCTGCCATGTTTTCAGGATGGTTTTTTCAACAGCGGCGCGGGCCATGCCGTTGCGGACGAACATCTGATAGGTTTGCGTAAACCCAACGTGGTCGGGGTATCCGAAATCAACATAATGATTATGTTTTGCATCGGGGAAATAGCCGGGAAACATAGTTTCCATTCGGCGCGCGGCGTTGATCAGCATGGCGATAGGGTTCATCGGTTCTTCTTTCTCAGGAATACACCGGCGGTTGGCGCGCCCTTGATCAGTGGCGCAATGGCATACCTCAGCGCGTCGATCCCGTGATTGTTTGCGTCGCTCACTTCCGAGCGGATATCGCCGGTCAGCCGGTCAACCTTGTAGCTGTAGAGGCGCAGCTCGTTGATCATTCCCTTGCATCGCGGGTGGACCACGATTTCCTTGAATGACCGCAGGAACCTGATCCCGTCCTCAACTGATCCTTGCCACTTCGGCGCCGGTTCAGCGCGGCTCAGGCCGTTACGTTTGATCAGGCTGATAGAGCCTGGGGATGCGCTATCCCATCGCGACACCTCGTCTGCAAAGCCCGGTATCCGGTCCTGATCGCAGACATATGCCCCGATCCCGTCGAGTTCCGGCCTGCCGAACGCCTCGTGACTGACATAGAGCGTATCGCCGTGGATCCATGATCGCACGGCAGCCGTTGGGTCTTGGCTATAACCGAAGTCGCCACCCTGATACGGGCCATCCCAATCATCGGCATGGTCAAATTCTGCAACCCGCCACCGGCCAGCGAAGACTTGCGCATCGGAGTTGACCAGATACGCGCCTTCCCAAACATGGGCGTAGGTATTGGGGTCAAGCCGCTCCTGCTCTCTCTGTCGAAGCGTTTCCATGCCGGGCGGAAAGAATGGGTTGTCGTTCCAGTTCACCTCAGCAATTAGCGCATTCTTGGGCGGGTTCTTGACGAACCGCATATCAACAGGCGACCCGTCTTTGCGCGGGTTCCAGATCGGCCATAGTTCCGCTTTAGGCTGGCGAAAGACTGTAGCCTCTAATGCGAGCCATGCGTTTTCAGGAACGTCTTCTGCTTCCTCGACGATGGTCAGATCAATCTTGGCCAGCGACTTGACCGTGTTGGTCCCGTGCCGCAGCCCGCGAAATATGAACTCTGTCCCGTTTGCCCCTCGAAGGTAGTCAACGCCAACATCATAGTGCGCGGCAAGCCACGGTTCGGCTTCGATTGCCGCCTTAAGTTCGGCGTGGAAACTTTCCTTGATGCTGGCCTGAAACTCGCGTGTACAGAGAATGCGCAGCGGTTCCGCATAGCCCCAGATCGCGACCATCTTGGCGGCAGTGTAACTTTTGGCGCTACCCCTGCCCCCGCGCATTGCCCGGTATTGAACCGATCCTCGGGGCGGCGCAAAGACTGGAACAAGTTTAGGCGGAAGTCGTATCCTTGCTGTCGCCATCCTCAGCCTCGATTACGATCCGCGTGACCAGATGCTCGCCGTTCGCGCCGGGGCCTTCGACAACGGATTTATCGCGCCATTCATCAGCGGATCGGTTCTTCAGTCCGAAGATCGCGGCGGTTGCGTTGCCGTCCTTGCCTTGAGCAATATCGCGCAGGCAATCTTCCCACCAGATCGAGGACTTTGCCTGCGCCGACTTTAGGGCGTCCGAAAAATCCGGGTGTTCATCGGCCCATTTGTAGACGGTTGACCTCGCCACGCCGATACTTCCAGCAAAGGCTGTGACGCTGTATCCGTTCGACATATAGTCGATGATCTGTTCGCAATAGGCTGGATCGTATGTGCTGGGCCTGCCGAGCATTGCGCCGCCTCGCTGAATTATTCCACCCTCTCGCCCATCCCGCCCCAAAAATGCGCTTTCGCGCCCGGCCCGGCTGGTTGACGCTTTCGCGCTGGTGCGATGATCGAGGCTGTGGTGGTTGGCCTTGGGAGTGGGCCGGGAAAAAACAAGCGCGGCCCTTTTGCAAGGAACGCGCCCGATTATCCTGAGCCTATGCGGGCTTTTCGGGTTTGTCAACTGTCAGCCGCCTAAGCGCATCGACTGCCACCCCGCCTTGGATCGTCGGGGCCTTGTCGCGCCACAGGGTCGCCTCGCCCATGAAACCGTCAAGCCCGGCCCGAATAGCCCACTTCATCTGTGGCGGCGGCAGGGCGGCGATACGCGCTTGCCATGCTGCCCACCCGGCTTTGGCGGCAGCAACGCGCTCGTCGTGGGTGCGCAGATCAATCCGCAATGAAGGGTCGGTTTCCATTTTGTCTGCGACATAGCCAAACGCCCCGCCTTGTGGATCGCCGGTCTGCCCGATGTAGATCAGGCGATAGTTGCGATGCGCGGCGCTCATGGCCTGCCATGCGCCTAGCAGGGTTGCGCGTTCATCGCCTTGGCATAGCGCCACGATGCAGCGCCCCATGTCCGTCCCTAGCGCAGGGTCGAGTGCGTCCTTGCCGGTGTGTCCCGTCATGCGCTCACGGGCTGTCATGGCTGTCATGCGGGCATCCTCTTGCGGCTGGTTGGTGTGCGTTCGGTCGCGGCCTGATGGCTGCTGTGGCACTGAGGCACCGCCTGCCAAGGCAATGGCTCTATTTCGGGCGCGTCTGGCTTTGCTGGTCACGGTGACGCCCCGATCATAAACATGGCAAACCAAATCCCGATCAGCACTGGCAAAATACTGAATAAACCACCCCACCATGCGCCGCCACTGATATAAATACAAAAATGAACCCAAGCAAAAAGCGCCAATGCAACTAAACTGACAAATAACGTGATGCCAGTTGCAATTATTGCCGCAGCTTCATATTCGGCCATCATGATGTCCATCTTTTGTGTGTTGCATCTCGTTAAGCGGCCCATACGACGCCCCGATCAATACGCGGCTTCGATCAAAGCCCAGAGAAACAGATCGCTGACGACCTCAGCCTGCAGGGCGGCTTGACCGCGATATCCGCGCTCAGTGCATTCGGTGTGCTGCACTGTGCCGGGCGCGTAGCCGATGGCGTCACATTCGCCTTTCGCGGCTGTGACCATTTCGGCTGTGGAGCAGCCGGTGATCAGTGCTGCGATGGCGGTTAGTGCGATGACCTTCATTTGTCTGTTCCCTTGCTGTTGATGTTTGATACGCGGGCCTCGTCATGCCCCTGCTCGTTCAGCGGACCGTGTGGCGCGCGTTGTGGGTTGCGGCACCCCATGCCGCCGAAAATGCGCAGATGCGGTCTGGCGGCGATATTTCGGGGCGTGGCGGGCGTCATAGGTCCATGCCCTCTTGCACGGGTTGCGGGGCTGGCAGGAATCATCTCGCCACCACGCAACGCGGCACTGTCGGCTGGTGCCGGTAGTGGTGAAATGCGCTCGGCCGGTAGTCAGTCGGGCCATACCGATCAGCACTGCGAGGATCAGCAAGCCCGCAATCAACGGCAGCGGCATGGGCTTCGCGCTCTGCCTTGTCGATGTCCATTCCGAGCCATGTCAGATCGGCACCGTTCTTTTGCACTTGGCGCTGCGTCATGTCGGAGTAATCCTTACCACCCAATGCGGCTTGACGCTTGCGCATGGCGATGATGGATTTGATGTGCCTTTGCAGGCGCTCCAGGTCTTCGGTGTTTGTCATTTCAGCAGCCCTTCCACTTGCGCGCCGACGCCGCAGGCCCATGCGGTCGCGCGGATGACGTGCAGCGCCTCGGGCCAGCCATCGCCGCTCAGCAGCCGCGGGCGGCGGTGGCGGATGAACAGGTAGGCATCCAGCAGGTCGGCCAGGTGCAAGCGGCGTTGTTCCATGTCGCTCAGGCTCACGGCGGGCAATTTCATCGCAGCCAGGCGCTCGCCCTCGATCCGCCGCAAAATGGCGGCGAGGTCCGGGTTTTGCCGCTTTGCATCCCCGCTCACGTCGCCCAGCCCGGCCTCGCCGATGTCGTGCATCAGCGCGGCGCGGGGCAACGCATGTGCATCGGGCCAGAGCGTGAGGCACAGCAGCGCCACGCGGCCCTGATGCGCGCCCA